GCACAAAGAGACAAACTGTATCCTAACAGAATTAACTCCTTTATCACCACACCTGGTATCGGAACACTTCTGTTCGGAGATAAGACCGCTCTCGGATACGCTTCCGCATTCGACAGAATCAACGTTCGTCGTCTGTTCCTCACCGTTGAGCAAGCACTTGAAAGAGCAGCACAAGCTCAACTCTTTGAACTCAATGATGAGTTAACGAGAGCAAACTTCAGAAACATCGTTGAACCATACCTCCGTGACATTGAAGCGAAGAGAGGACTCTATGGATTCTTGGTTGTTTGTGACGAAACAAACAATACTCCAGATGTTATTGATAATAATGAGTTTAGAGCAGACATCTTCCTGAAGCCTGCTAGAAGCATCAACTACGTAACCCTCACCTTCGTTGCTACCAGAACTGGCGTCAGTTTTGAAGAAGTAGCGGGTAGAGTTTGATCACATTATCTAAATAACAATACGGAGGATTAAACAATGGCACACTCACTAACCGACTTTAAATCCAAACTTGTTGGGGGCGGCGCTCGCCCCAATTTGTTTGAAGTCGAGATTACAAAAAGCAATTTGCCTTCTGGCATTGCTCAGTTAGATGATGATGTTTTCAAATATTTGTGTAAAGCAGCAAACTTGCCTGCTTCTAACGTAGCTGCGATTGACGTTCCTTTTAGAGGACGTACTTTCAAAGTTGCTGGTGATCGCACCTTTGATAACTGGACCATTACTATCATCAACGACGTTGATTTCAAAATCAGACGAACGATGGAAGAATGGGCACAGTTTGTTGCTAACTATCAAGAAGCATCTGGTGCAACCAACCCTGCTGACTACATGGCATCTGCTACTGTCAAGCATCTGGGAAGAGAAAAGTCTAACATCGGTTACGGTCAAAACAACTCTAAGGGAACTGGTCTTAAGAGTATTGCAAGGTATACATTCCAAGATATCTACCCAGTAAATATCTCCGCGATTGACCTTTCTTATGACACCACTGATACCGTTGAAGAGTTTACAGTAGAATTTGCTGTTAACTACTGGTATCCTGAGGGTCCTTGATATTTGACCATCTAAATAGTCTAAGGAAACTTAGATTTATATAATCATGTCCAAGTTATTTGGGTTCTCTATTGAGGACACCGAACCACTATCTCCAAGTGCCGTCAGTCCTGTTCCTCCTAACAATGAGGACGGGTCTGACCACTACATGAGTAGTGGTTTTTTTGGTTCTTATGTTGACATTGAAGGCGTATATCGCACTGAATTTGATCTAATCAAAAGATATCGTGAAATGGCACTTCATCCTGAAGCGGATAGTGCCATTGAAGATATTGTAAATGAAGCAATCGTTTCTGATTCTAACGATAGTCCTGTAGAAATTGAACTTTCAAATCTGAATGCCAGTGATGGTATCAAAACTAAGATTCGTAAAGAGTTTAAGTATATCCTAGATTTATTGGACTTTGATAAGAAGGCACACGAAATTTACCGTAACTGGTATATTGATGGTCGTATCTATTATCATAAGATTATTGATCTAAAGAATCCTCAAGAAGGTATTCAAGAACTTCGTTACATTGACGCAATGAAAATGCGTTATGTAAGACAACAGAAGAAAACGAAGAACGATGGTTCCACTGTTATAAGACTGCAAAGCAATGATCCTATGGATTATGACTTTCCAGAAATCGAAGAATACTTTATCTATAATCCAAAGTCTACTTATCCTACTGGCAACCCAATGCAAACGGGTGCAAGTCAAGGAATTAAAATTGCAAGAGACGCAGTTACCTATTGCACATCTGGTTTAGTAGATAGAAATAAAGGATCAACACTCTCTTATCTCCACAAAGCAATCAAATCTATCAATCAACTTCGTATGATTGAAGATTCTCTGGTCATTTATCGTTTGTCCAGAGCACCAGAACGTAGAATTTTTTACATTGATGTTGGTAATCTACCTAAGCAAAAGGCAGAACAATACCTCCGTGATGTCATGATGCGTTATCGCAACAAACTTGTATACGATGCAAACACAGGAGAGATCCGTGATGACAAAAAATACATGGCAATGCTTGAGGATTTCTGGCTTCCTAGACGAGAGGGAGGACGTGGTACTGAAATTTCTACTCTTCCTGGAGGTCAAAACCTTGGTGAAATCACGGATATTGAGTACTTTAAGAAAAAGTTATACAGATCACTCAACGTCCCCCCGTCTAGAATGGATGGCGAAGGCGGATTTAATCTGGGAAGATCCTCCGAAATCCTCAGAGACGAACTGAAGTTTACTAAGTTTGTTTCACGTTTGAGAAAGAGATTCTCTAACATGTTTAACGACATGCTGAAGACTCAACTTATTCTTAAAAACATCATCACTCCTGAAGACTGGGAGACTATGAGTGAGCATATTCAGTATGATTTCCTCTATGATAATCACTTCTCTGAACTGAAAGAGGCAGAACTCATGAATGAGAGACTGTCTTTGGCAGCAACAGCAGAACCATATATCGGTAAGTATTACTCTCAAGATTACGTTCGCCGTAAGATTCTGCGTCAAACTGATGTGGAGATTCTTGAGCAGGATGCACTGATTAAGAAAGAGATTAAAGACGGTGTTATTCCTGACCCCGCAACTATCGATCCTGCAACAGGACAACCTTTAGATAGTGCAGCAGGTATGGATTTAGGTGCTCCAGTTATGGAACCTGAAGTAGATGGATCTGCTACCGAGGCACCAGAACTGCCCAAGGGCGGTGAAATATAAATACATCTAGTTGTTTACTATACAATTACTAATGGATGACCTTTTAGATATGATGATTGCTGACGAGTCACCATCTCAAATCAGTGATGCTATCAAAGATATTTTGTATTCTAAGTCTGCGGAAAGACTTGATGCTTTTCGTCCGATTGTAGCGAATAGCATGTTCTCTGGTGAAGATCAGATTGAAGTTGAAAGTGAAGAGGAAGAAGACTGATGGTATACATTCGCCACGATGTAAACAATAATCCAGTTTCACCACAACCTGGATTTACAACTGTTACTGGTCTTGGCGGAACCACTGGTTGGTCTACTGTGACCTATGAAAATTTTAATACTGATTACATTGCATACACTTATAACAGTACTGCTGGAATCGGAACCAGAACACCATCAGCATATCAGCGTCACGATATAAACAATAATCCAGTTGGAGTTGGTTCATATCAAAGACATGACATTAATAATAATCCCATAACAAGTCCATAACTATAAATAATAAATAAAGACCCGTTTTCACGATGAAACTAATCAGAGAAGAAATAGAATCAGTAGAATTTCTTGTCGAACAAAAGAACGGCAAGAAATCTATGTATATTGAAGGAGTTTTCCTTCAAGGAAACATCAAGAACCGTAATGGTCGTATGTATCCCATGGAGACTCTTCGCCGTGAGGTTGGTCGTTATAACGAAAACCATGTTCAGGCAGGTAGAGCACTTGGTGAACTTGGTCACCCTGACGGTCCTACTGTTAACCTCGATAGAGTTTCCCACAAGATTGTCTCTTTGAGAGAATCTGGTTCAAACTTCATTGGTAAAGCAAAACTGCTGAATACACCAATGGGTAAGATTGCATCCTCTCTGATTGAAGAGGGAGTAAAACTCGGTGTTTCTTCTCGCGGTATCGGTTCCTTAAAAATGACCCGCGAAGGTGTCAACGTAGTCGGTGACGACTTTATGTTGGCAACTGCTGCTGATATTGTTGCTGATCCTTCTGCCCCTGATGCTTTCGTTGAAGGTATTATGGAAGGTAAGGATTGGGTATGGGATGGTGGCATTCTTCGTGAGAAGTTTGCAGAGAAAACCTACAAGACAATCAATACTCTTGTAGACCAAAAACAATTAGACGAACATAAGTTAGACTTATTCAATAACTTCTTATCTAATCTTTAATTTTATAAATAAATATAGTTTTAATACGGAAAAAACGGAGAGTTCAAATGTCTCGTGGTAAAAAATTACAAGAAATGGAAGTAAAGACACAGCAATCCCGCACCGCTGTTAATGCTGGAGCAAAGCCTGCTGATCCTATGCCCAAGATGGCAGATCCAGGAACCCAGTTGGCATCGGTAGAGGATCTTGGTGGTCCCACCCCAGAAAACTACAAACCTGATGATGATTCTGCTAAGCTCAAAGAGCCAGGCGGAACCCTCAAGCAGGTTAAGGACGTTGTAAATAAAGGTGCAGGAAAAGCAGACCCCATGCCTACCATGAAGAAGGAAGAAGAAGAACTCTCCACGGAAGACACCATTGAAGAGGAAGAAGTAACTACTGATGAAGTAGTTGCAGAAACTGAAGAGTATGACATCGAAGAAGACGTTAATGCTCTCCTCGGTGGTGAAGAACTTTCCGAAGATTTCAAAGAAAAGGCAAAGACCATCTTTGAAGCAGCAATCAATGCTAAGGTTGCTGGTATTAAAGAAGAATTGGAAGCACAATACGCTTCCAAATTGGCAGAAGAAATCGAAGCTGCCAAGGAATCTCTCGCTGAGCGTGTAGATTCTTATCTTGAGTATGTTGCTGACGAGTGGTTTGAAGAGAACGCACTCGCAGTTGAAGCAGGTCTTAAGACCGAGATGACCGAATCGTTCCTCTCTGGAATGAAGGGTCTTTTTGAAGAACATTATGTATCAATCCCTGAAGATAAATATGATGTGCTTGAGAGCATGGTAGAAAAACTTGATGAAATGGAAACAAAACTCAATGAGCAGATTGAGAAGAACATCTCTCTGAATGGTCGTCTCGCAGAGGCAACCGCAGAGGGTATTCTCGATCAAGTATCCGAGGGTCTTGCACAGACTCAGAAGGAGAAGCTTGCATCACTTTCCGAAAGTGTAGAGTTTGAGAGTGAAGCACAATATCGTGACAAATTGGAAATCCTCAAAGAGTCGTATTTCGCCTCCAAGAAAGAGACTTCCAATGCTAAGTCAGAAACCCTCTCTGAAGGTGTAGATCAGGCAGGAACTGAGTCCTACTCTGATTCCATGGCTGCATACCTCAGAACCTTGGGTTCTTTTGGCAAGCAAAACTGAATTTAACATTAAATCAAACCGTAAACATTACACCCTAAGCAAATGTTCCAATCCGAGCATCTGCAGGAAAAGTGGGCACCCCTTCTGAACGCTGAAGGATGCGACGAGATCAAAGATTCTCATCGTAGAGCTGTCACCGCTGTCCTGCTCGAAAACCAAGAGAAATTTATGCGTGAGCAGTCTGCCTTTGATCAAGGCGGAATGCTGACCGAGCAACCAACAAACCAAGTAGGTAACGGTGGATTCACCGGTTCCTCTGCTGCTGCAGGTCCTACTGCTGGTTTCGACCCCGTTCTGATCTCCTTGATCAGACGCTCTATGCCTAACCTGGTCGCTTATGACCTCGCAGGCGTTCAGCCAATGAGTGGTCCTACTGGACTCATCTTCGCAATGCGCTCCCGCTACACCAACCAGAGCGGAAGCGAGACTTTCTTCGATGAAGTCGATTCTGCATTCTCTGGACAACCCGCTGGTCTTAACAATTCCAACGGTTTCTCCGATGCTGCTGCTGGTCTGGGTACTACTTCTCAGTCTGGCACCAACCCTTCCGTCCTGAACCCAACTGGTTCTGCATCCTCTACTGGATACAACGTCGGTCAGGGTATGCGTACCGACACTGCTGAAGCACTCGACGGAACTGGTGCAACAGCATTCAACCAGATGGCATTCTCGATCGAGAAAGTCACTGTAACCGCTAAGTCCAGAGCACTCAAAGCTGAGTACTCCTTGGAACTGGCACAAGACCTCAAGGCAATCCACGGTCTTAACGCTGAAGCAGAACTTGCTAACATTCTCTCCACTGAGATCCTCGCGGAAATCAACAGAGAAGTCATCAGAACCATCTATAAGGTTGCTGAGCAAGGTGCTGCTACTAACGTTGCTACCGCTGGTGAGTTTGACCTCGACATCGACTCCAACGGACGTTGGTCGGTTGAGAAGTTCAAGGGTCTTCTGTTCCAAATCGAAAGAGACGCTAACGCAATCGCACAGCGTACTCGTAGAGGAAAGGGCAACATCATCATGTGCTCTGCTGACGTTGCTTCAGCACTGACCATGGCTGGTGTGCTCGACTACACCCCCGCACTCAACGCTAACCTTAACGTTGATGACACTGGTAACACCTTCGCTGGTGTTCTGCAAGGTAAGTATCGTGTATACATCGATCCTTATTCTGCAAACGTCGCTGCTAACCAGTACTACGTTGTTGGTTATAAGGGTTCTTCACCTTATGACGCAGGTCTGTTCTATTGCCCATATGTTCCCCTCCAGATGGTTCGTGCCGTTGGAGAGAACTCCTTCCAGCCCAAGATTGGCTTCAAGACCCGTTATGGTCTGGTCGCTAACCCCTTCGCAGAAGGACTGGATCAGGGTCTCGGAAGACTCCGTGTTAACAGCAACCGCTACTACAGAAGAGTTACTGTTAAGAACCTCATGTGATCTATTGGATACACATTTTACAGAGGGTCCTTCGGGACCCTCTTTTTTTATGCTAAATAAGGATGTAGAGAACTAAGAAAAATGCCTTATCACATCAAAAAACCAAGTCTCATCAACGCTAGTGTAGATGTATACTATACTGGAAATAGAAGATGGGTTGATGATTATTCTGAAAGAAAAGTCTACGACAGTGATCCTACCAGTGAAATGATTAACACTGACGGAAAGAACGGTGGATGGACTGGTGCTACGGTTGTTAGTGAATAATAATGCCTGATACTTCATCAAGACAAATTGAGAATAGAAATTTTCTATCCCCAACTGGATTTAAGTTTCTCCTGAAGAGAAGTCCTCAAGTTGCTTTCTTTTGCAATCAAGCAAATATCCCATCAATGGATATGGGAACCGCAACTCAATCGACTTATCTGAGAGATCTTGATATCCCTGGAGACAAAGTTCAGTTTGGGGATTTGACGATTCGTTTCTTAGTCGATGAAGATCTCGGCAACTACATGGAAATCCAGAAATGGATTCGTGGATTAGGATATCCTGAATCTGGAAAAGACATTCTTGATCTTGAAAAACTTGGACCTGGAGACGTTGGTGGAGAATACTATAACGAAGGATTGAATATCTATTCTGATGCTACCTTACAAATCCTCAGCAATAACTTGGTTCCTAAATTTCAGGTATTCTTTAAAGATGTATTTCCATATTCCTTATCAACTGTTACTTTCGATGCAACTGATACAGATATCGAGTACTTTACAGCAGAGGTAAGTTTCAAGTATACTATGTACAATATAGTTGATATGCGTAATCGTCCTTTATGATTGACCTTGATGCACTTCAAGGAATGTGGGAGAAAGATTCAAAGATTGACATGGACAACCTTCACACGGAGTCCACTAATATTCCCACTCTCCATGCAAAGTATTTTGAAATGTACAATACCATCTTTCTAATGAGAAAGAAGGCAGAGCAACAAAGAAAAAATATAAGACACGAACGTTATGAGTACTTCAGTGGTAAAGCAGACCCTGATGTATATGTTGAGAATCCTTTTCCTAAAAAGATTCGCGACAAAGATACAATGCAGAAGTATCTTGACGCTGATGAAAAATTATCCACAATATGTTTGAAGATAGACTACTATGATACGATGCTTGTTTATATTGAAAGTATTTTAAAA